GACAGCGTGAAGAATGCGCCCGAGAAGAAGAAGCCTTCCGCTGACGTGATGGTCGCTGCCAATAAGGCCGCCAAGGAAGGCACCGCCGCTCTCACCGCATGGTGGCAGTCCTTGTCCAAGGAAGATCGCGCCCTCATCGACACCGACACCATCAAGGCTCTGAAGGCTGCCGCCAAGGAAGCGGAGAAGCCCAGTGAGTAAGATGGGCGAGATTGCCTACGAGGCCGAGCTTGTTAGCACGGCTCTCCGGGCCTCCCAGCGCATCGCGGACCTCGAGTCCGCTTTGCGTCGGATCATCAACGAGGTGATCCCTGACAGCGTGCGAGAGATGAACCAGATCGTGCGCGATGCTGAAGATATTCTGGAAAAGGAATGGTGACATGGAACAGCGCACCGACGAGTGGTATCTCGCGCGCTTGGGCAAAGTGACAGCCTCGCGTATCTCAGATGTGATGGCAAAGACTAAAGCCGGCTATGGCGCATCCCGCGCAAATTACATGGCCGAACTAATCGTGGAGCGTCTGACAGGCAAGCCGGGGGACTCCTATCAGAACGCCGCCATGATGTGGGGGACGAACACCGAGCCACTAGCCCGCGCCGCGTATGAGGCGCACAGGGGGGTGCTGGTGGAAGAGGTAGGGTTCGTCCCCCACCCCACTATCTCAATGGCTGGCGCGTCTCCTGACGGCCTCGTCGGCGATGATGGGCTTGTGGAGATTAAATGTCCAAACACTGCCACGCACATCGAGACGTTGATGACGGGGAACGTGCCGCTCAAATACATCTTGCAAATGCACTGGCAGATGATCTGCACCAAACGAGAATGGTGCGATTTTGTGTCGTTTGATCCCCGTATGCCAGAGAACATGCAGCTATTCGTGGCTCGTTATATGTTTTCAAACGACACAGCCTCGGACATGACTAAAGAAGTTACCGCGTTTCTTGCGGAGCTAGACGATAAGGTTTCCAAACTGAAGGAGCAGTATGGCGATGGCGTATGAACAGCGCGACAACAGCGGTTCTATGTTCAAGAACAACCGCAAAGAAAACGACAGGCAGGCAGACATGACCGGGTCCATCATGGTCGATGGTGCGGAATATTGGCTGAACGCATGGCGCAAGGTCGATAAGAATGGGAACCCTTGGTACTCGTTCTCCGTGAAGAAGAAGGAACAGCGCCAGTCCGCGCCGGCCAGCCGGCCCGCTCGCGATGACGACGAGATTCCTTTCTAGTCATGGATAACGGCCCTCCCCTTTCCGAACAGTTTCGGATCATCGCGAAGCGCTGGGTCGAACAGGACGCAGCGGCCTCGCTCTTGGAAGAAAGCAAGTCCGCCGTGCTAGCCCAACGCATGGCGGCCTTGGGGGAAATGCCAGTCAGCAAGGCTGAGATGCAAATCAAGGCGTCTGACGAATGGCATGAGTATATCGAAAAGATGGTGGAAGAACGAAAGAAGGCTTCTCTCCTGAAGGTGCAACTTGAGTTTATCAGGATGCGATTCAGCGAGTGGCAGTCTCACGAAGCCACCAGACGCGCAGAGATGAAACTTTGATCACCGTTGTCCTGACCCAAGAAGAGATCGCAATGTGCCACGCGCTTGGCAACTTGCGGACATTCACTGATAGGGTCGTCGGCGTTCAAGATCGACAGGTTGGCAAGAATGAACCGAACGAGATTGATGAAGATGGCGTGCTAGCAGAGTTCGCATTTTGCAAGCACTGGAACATCTTCTTCAATCCAGTTCCTCATCCTCGCAAATGGTCATACGACTGCATGCTGAAAGGACGCCGCATAGACATCAAATCTACGCGGTACAAGGACTGTCACCTGTTTGGGCCTAAAAGAAGAAACGAAGAGATCGACATCTATGTGCTTGCAATCATCGATGGGTCGTCGGTGCATTTCCCCGGATATGCATTTGCTGACGATCTTTACAATGACGCCCGCATAAAGACAGTCGGCGGGAGGACATCACATGCAATACACGTATCAGAGCTAACCAAATGGAAGGCAAAGCAATGAAAGATAAAATCAATCCAAACCCAGTGGACCTTGAAAATCATGTTGAAGAAATGTTCGATGCTTCCGATAAGATCAAGGAAGAAATAGCTGATCTTGTGGAAATGCTTATAGGTGCTATGCAAGATAAAAGCCCTCTCTATACGCTCTCCGTGCTTACTAATGCTGCGGTAAAAATTGTAGCTGATAATGCACCAGACGAAGACTATGCTACTGCAACTTTAGAGGGGACGCTGGAAGCAATGAAAAAAAGTTTGCAAATTATGATTGAGGAGAACCTGTGCCGCTTTCAGCAGGATGGGGGAAGATATGAGCAGTAAAGAGATAAAAACCGAAATGTCTGATTTGCTTGAAAAGCTAGAAACAGCATCAGAGGTTTTTAGAATCTCGGATGAGATAACGGCGAGCTTTAACGGGAAAGATTCCGCCACTGTTCTGAGCATAAACTCGCTCGTCTCGGCCAAAGTAATCTTTGGCGTTTCGAGCAGTAGGGAGAAGGCTATCGCGATCTTAGGAACGCACTTCTCTAAAGTTTATGACATGATCGGCATGTTCTACGACGAACAAGAAGAAGAAGCAGAAGAAGCTACTAAACAATGAAACGTGTTCGCATCACAGCTAAAATGCGGGCCGACATCTTCATGCGGCACGGGGGCGTCTGTCACCTGTGTCGCATGAAGGTAATACCCGGCGAAGATTGGGATGTTAGCCATGAAATCCCTCTTGAATGCGGTGGTGCTGACGATGCTAGTAATTGGCTGGTTGCTCACCGCCGCTGTCATCGGACGCATACTGCAACTGTGGATGCTCCGCTGATCGCAAAAGTAAAGCGCATCCATCAAAGACATATAGGCGCGAAGAAATCACGTAATCCATTGCCCGGTGGGCGTAATTCGAAATGGAAAAAGAAAATGGATGGGACCGTAGTTAGGAGAGAAGAATGAAATTTTTCATAACAATGAACATGCCCTCCTCGCAGGGGTCACTTGTTCACCAGATCACTGGAGAGCATCCGGCCAACAGCATTGAGGAGTTCTGCAAAATATTGAATGACAACGCATTCGTCGTGGTCACTCAATACTACAAGGATGCAAACACGGTGGATGGAGACATCAACTGGATATGCATGGGGAACATCATCATCAACACTGAACACATCGGCAAAGTTCACGAACAAAACGAAAGGAAAGGTTATGGTAGACCATACGGAAATCCTCGCGGCAGCCGCGAAAACTTTGAGGGACAGGGGCTTCCAGTACGGGGCCGTAGAGGCATGTTTTGACCGCGCAGCGCGGCTCGCATCGATCCGTCTCGACAAGCCCGTTAATATGTTCGAGGTTGCGGTCATCATGTCTTGCGTCAAGCAGGCGCGTCAGATCGCGAACCCGACCCTTGCTGATAGTTGGGTCGATGGCATAAACTATGACGCTATTGCAGCGCAGTTTGCGCCCACCTTCTTTAGCAACGGCGAACTGGAGAATGACATTGCCGCCATAGCAAAGCGGCTTGCTCCGAAACGGGAGAACCCCAATGCAGAAACTTACAGCAGCAATAACGGCGGGGGCGTTGACCCTAACAAGCCTGATGCACCCGCTGGCGGCTGATGAATCAGCAGCGGATTTCTTCCGCAAAGATCGCGATTACTGGAGTCGGGGGCTACGTGCCCCCGATACCCCAAATTGGGCGGGGAACCTCTATTTTACACCGACAGACCCAAACAAGGCCAAAGTCGCCCAGATGGTCGCCGCAGAAGCTAAGGCTAGGCTTGGCTCTGAGCATGTAGAAACCGCCCTGCGCCTGACAAAGCTGGAGAGCGGCTACAGGTGCCACGTTCTAGGCCCTAAAACGCGCCACGGGCGGGCTGTAGGCCCGCTACAGGTGCTACCCTCCAGCGCCCGCGCGCTGGGCGTGGAAGACCTCCACAGGGACTGCAAGGCCCAGATCACCGCTGGCATCCTTCACATGGAGCGGTGCCTGTCCGTAGGGGCTAAGACCTACAAACAGATGGCGGCCTGTCACGTCGCCGGCTGGCAGCGCTGGAATAAGAAGCTTAACCGCAGGGCAGAGCGGTATAAGCAGCAATACATCCGCATGGCTCAAGCCTCCAAGGTGCCATCATGGGCTGGGACTCTTTCGGCGTGGTAGAGGCTCTCATCTTCTTTGCAGTCGTATCTGCGTTCTTTGCCACAGTCGCGTTTAGCGCATGGTGCGTGCTGTTGATCATCGCCGCCTATGATCTGATCAGAGAAAAAATGGGAAAATAAAATGAGCGTCCAAGATAAGATTCTGAAGCTATGGATGGATGGGAAGCAGGGCAGCGAGATCGCCGCCAAATTGAAACTGACACGCAATTCCGTCATGGGCCATCTTTATCGCATGCGGAAGAAGGGCCTGATTGAATACAAAGACCCGGTGGTGATTGAGAAGATCAATAGGGGGCAAACGCCTACACGAGTGCCCCGAGCGAAGAAGGCATATCGTAGCCCATATGAGCAGCCGAAAATATTATTCCCGCCAACGCCTAAAATTGGCGGGATCACTCTTATGGAGTTAACGAGCAACTCATGTCGTTATGTGATCAACGATGGGTTGCCGGCGCAGTTTAGATTTTGCGGCGCACCTAAGAAAACAAAGTCATATTGCGAAGAACATCACAAACTTTGTTATTACACGCCAGCTAAGTCAGATCGCAAAAAGTTCGTGCGAAAGAAAGTAACCTTGGCCGATATTCCGGTCTTTACCGGGGACTATAGAGCCTGATAGCCTGATTGAGTCACACAGGTGACTATCATCAACCGGCTAACGGTCGGCCCTTGGTTTTCACAGTGAGACTGTCACAAGTGACTTGCCCCGGCTCGGAAGAACCGGGGCATTTTCATTACTTCGCTTCAAGAGCTTTAACGCGCGCCGTCAAATCCTGAACGGCGTTGATCAGTGCGTAAACAAGCTGAGACGTGTCAAGATTCAGAAGCTGCGTTCCTTCATAATTGTATGTGCCAACCATTGACGAGAACGGCGTATTCTCCACTTCTTGAGCAATTAAGCCAGTGTAAACAACACCGTTGTTTGGAGTGCCGTAAAGGCCGTTATACTGATAAGTAACCGGCCTCAGAGTAAGCAGGGCTTCTGCTGACAGCGTGTAGTCTTGAACATTCTTCTTAACTCTAATGTCAGAAGAGGCCAGCCAACTTCCGCCGCCCGGTTTTGCAGCGTTAGCGACCTGAACCTCAAACAAGGAGGTACTTACGTAAAAAGCGGCAGCACCGCCAACGTTCGCAGAAATCGTAGCCCCAGAAGATGTGCTGTAGATAGAAGTGCCTGTCGTAAAGTTAAAAAACGCATCAGAACCAGTGCTTTGCCAGCTCGCATTTCCAGAAGAGAAGGCGTATCCAACTGAAGAGCCGGTTCCTGTGCTAAGTAGGATTTTACCGCCACTTATATTAATGTTGTTGGCATCTTGCGTAGCAATCGAGCCGAGGCCCAAGCTCGAACGTGCATTGTTGTCGCTAGAAATGCCAAAAGTGAGACCTACAGCTCCCGTAGATGGGCTTGCCGAAAGGCTAAAGCCGGAGGCAGAGCTAGAAGCGGAGACGGACGATACCGCACTTCCGGAGCCGCTGCTGGCCGAGGTAACGCGACCCGTGGCGTCAACGGTAACGGTCGCATTCGTGTAGGTACCGGCAGAAACGCCAGAGTTCG